TATTCAGGTTTGGGGCGATGAAAGCATTGAGTGGTATGATCACGATACGCCTTTTAATAATTTTGAATCCCCCAACTTTATCAAGCGCCCCACAACACAGGAGAGGCAACATGGAGAAACCTAATTGGGAAATAGCACCTAAATATGCGACACAGTGGAGATCTACTAATTGAAAGTCGAGAAGTTCTTGATTGCATTTCTAGCCTCTCATCAAAACTATTCGATGAGTTTATAAATGATGAGTATGATAAATGATGAGTATGATAAATAAAGGTAGGTTTAAACCAAAATAGGAGGTTTAGCATGACATCTCAGATGACATCTCAGATAGAGGGAGTGAATCAGTTAAGAAGTATTGAGGAGGTACAAACCAATGGGCATATCCTACCAAATACAATAGTTTTAGGAGACTGCCTACAGGCTATGAAATGGATACCAGACGGCAGCATTGACATGGTAAGTAAATGGGATATGATGACATCATGAAAAATATAGAACAGATGATTTTGTCAGCATATATTCCTTGTGTCACCACGTTAAGAAGCGTGGCCCGAACGTGCGACACAGACCACCACAGGGTGAAGCGGGTTCTTGAAAAGAATGGAATAGTAATCGTCAAGGGAAAGCTTGCACCGTTTTCAGATCAGCACCGTGACAAAATAAGAGAGACAGGTAAAGGAAGAACTAGCTGGTCGAAAGGAAAGAAGATGCCCAAATCAGCCCTTTACAAAAATATGGCCACACACCTTCGCTTTGATGTTTCTGTGGATTGGCTCTTGGCTTTCGACGATATTGAAAAACTCAAGTTTCTAAACAGGTGTATAACATGTAAAGGTGGTAGGTTTGAACTGACAACCGAAGATTACAAATCGTATATTGTCCGCTTTTATCATGATGATCAGTTTAACAGTGTGTATGAAAGGTGGTTAAAATCAGGAAAAGATAAGTGGAAAAGACCAACGATAGATCATATTAACCCGCGTGCTAATGGCGGGTGTAATATGATAGACAACCTACAATTTCTAACTTGGTTTGAGAATAGAGCAAAATGCGACATGAGCCAAGAAGACTGGAATAAAGTAAAATTAAACATTAAGGACTATTTAATATGAACAATAAGGGGGACTTGGGTCTGCTCGGATTTGATTTGCATTTGGGTGATTGCCTAGATGTGATGAAAAGTATCCCGGATAATTCCGTGGATATGATCCTTGCAGACCCTCCGTAGCTTTATGGCACAACAGCCTGCAAGTGGGATACTGTGATAGATTTGCCGTTGATGTGGGAGCAACTTAAGCGGGTTATTAAACCTTATGGGGCGATTGTTTTATTTGGTGCTGAACCGTTCTCCAGTTTTTTAAGGACGAGTAACATAAAAAACTACAAGTACGATTGGATTTGGGAAAAAAATATGGTTTCTGGGGTGGCCCAAGCAAAAAATAAGCCTATAACAACTCACGAGATTATCCACGTTTTTTCCGACGGCGTTACTGTTCACGCTTCTCAAACAAGAAAAAGAATGCCGTACAACCCGCAGGGGTTGATTAAGATAAATAAAGTCATGAAAAACCACAAACACGACCACGTAAAGGCTGGGGGAATCGGGCAAAGGCCGTCACACAAAAGCAGCTATACTCAAGAAAATACAAACTACCCAAGATCAATACTTAAATTTAAATCAGAAAGAGGTCAGCACCCAACGCAAAAACCAGTAGCCTTGATGGAGTATTTGATAAAAACTTATACCAACGAAGGTGAAACTGTTTTGGACTTTACAATGGGCAGTGGAACAACAGGTGTTGCCTGTGCTAATCTTGATCGTAAATTTATAGGTATCGAGCTGGATAAGGGCTATTTTGATATTGGTGTTGATAGGCTAGCTAAAGCTCTAGCTAAAGCTCTAGCTAAATGACAAACAGGGGGTAACCTGAATAGGAGGTTTAGCATGGCTAATTCAAATGACGACTATATACAGAGTGTTATAGATAGTTGCACCAATGTAGGTTCCATATCTAACAACATTCTTTCTGAGTTACTTGTACAGAAGCAGGAGCTAGAGATTGAGCTAGCTGCATATAAAAAAGAATTAGACATAGCTAACCTGATCATAGCTGCGTCTGAGAGGCAAATGTCTATTCTAGCGGATAAGATTTGTGAGTTTATACAGACAACTTCAGGTGCTTCAGAGGGGCAGGAGGGGGAGGGCAAGAAAGCTGAGGGAGATAGAGGCGTATGAAGAAAATAAAAAATGGATTAAACGTTGTTATGAAAAAGATTGGAGAATAGAAGATGAATAATCACAACGAGCCTCCAAGTATTGTACTAACGTGTGAGTGCTCACGTAGGGATCACATGGTCGTAATTGTCATAGGCTACATCTTTATGATTGTCTACTTTGCTTGAAGCTTGCTTAGCAAATTCACAGGCAAATTCTGAGGTTTGCCTAAAGTCACTTTGAGGGGTTAAGGAGGGGGTAGTATGGCTAACTTTAAAGATGTTAACAAAAGAATAAAATTAGAGTTTAGAGCTATGGACATAGAGGTTGTGAGAGGTGTCGGCTATTTTTACTATAGTGGAAAGCACGGAGAGAGTCTTGACTCTGTTATGTGTCACCCTGTATCGACATCGACAGATGACATCGTAAGACTAGCAATAGGTGATGTGCGTGATAGATATGGAAGATAAAGGGTTAGAAGTTAAGAGGATAAGTCGAGATGAGTGCGCTCCATTCATTCTACATATTCACTATGCAAAGCGATGGCCGTCAATCAGCTATGCTTTCGGTCTTTTCTCAGAATCAGAGTTAATTGGTATAGTTACATATGGCACTCCACCTAGCGCACCAATGAGAAGGGGTATAGCAGGAGATGAATATAAACATCAAGTTCTTGAGCTTAACCGGCTATGCTTGAAGTACAACAGAAAAAATGAAGCATCAAGACTTGTTGGGGTAAGTTTAAAACAGCTCCCTGAGTCAATAGTGATTAGCTTTGCAGATACAGAGCAAGGTCACAAAGGTTATGTCTACCAAGCTTGCAATTTTATGTACTATGGCTTAAGTGCAAAAAGAACAGACTGGAAAGTTAGAGGAAAAGAGCATTTGCATGGGCAGACGATAGCTGATGAATTCCGTGGTGTAAAGAACAGGGCTGCTGCAATGCGTGAGAAGTATGGGAGTGATTTTTATCTTCATCCTAGATCGCGGAAGCACCGCTACGTTTTTATAGTAGGATCAAAGACTTTTAAAAAGTATGCAAAAGAGGCTATAAAATATGAACAAGAGAGCTATCCAAAATAATAGCCTACTATTACGTTGAACACTGTTAGGCTTAAATTATTCTGGTAAAATTCTCAAAATGTGTGAGGCAAATTCACAGGCAAATTCTGAGGTTTGTAGGCTTGCCTAAAGGTCTGCCTAAAGGTCTGCCTGAAGGTCTGCCTAAAGGTCTGCCTAAAGGTCTGCCTAAAGGTCTGCCTAAAGGTCTGCCTAAAGGTCTGCCTAAAGGTCTGCCTAAAGGTCTGCCTAAAGGTCTGCCTAAAGGCACCTTATAAGGCTTGCCTAATAATCTCTCTAACGCTGGTAGGCTTAAATTATTCTGATAAAATTCTCAAAATGTGTGAGGGGGTTATGCTGCACCATCATAGTGCATGGGGGGTTTACGGGGTCTTTACACAATCTTTACATAACCTTTACAATGCACATTATGCAACACCTCTACCTTTACATTGCTATCATTGCAATACACTTGACAAATAAATTATTACATAGTTGGCATGATATATTCCCTGGATATTTGGCATGATACTTGACAGTCATATACCGTGCCATGTCCAGGTTATATACATAAAAAAATCCCTCGCTACAAAATAGCGAGAGATATATAGGTTATACTATAATAGTATAGCGGGGCCTGTTTAGCTACTCGTAGTTATATGCACGTTTCAATGCCCGACGCGTCGCGCGGTTCTTTTTATCGGTCTTTACAGCCTTACGCTCTTGTTTAGTCAGTCTATTTTTCAGCATTTTTCAGATCCTTCATGGTAGTGGGGGTAGTTTATAGTCAGGTTTTCATGCGCCTGCAGTGTCTATGCTATCTCTTCTTCGGTCACACTGCACACTGATACAACCAGAATCACAATGGCTGTCAGTAGTTCGAGAACTTGGTAATCATGTGAACCAGCGTAGAGACAAAGGGAGACTAGTATGAACTGTAATAGCATCATCCTATAACACCGTTGCAGTGGTCGCAGTGCATCTCATCATCAATATCCGGACTATATTCAGAACCCACAATTCGCCAGCCATCGCTGATATCGCGTCTTATAGAGTCGACTATATTAGGGTATTCAGCTATCGCACAACCGTGGCATATAACACCGCCGTCCGACGTTATAAAAAATACTTCATAACCTCCCGGCCA